ACTGCAAGTGTATCAGTAAGAGTGGACCAGCTGTCTGTACTAGTAGTATACCGCCAGAAAACAATCGAGTTTCCCCTTAAAGCGTATATATAGCTGCCGCTGAAATAAGCCAGATTCCCGCCGTTATTGACATTTCCCGGCGCATTCTGGCGGCTGCTCCAATTATCAGATCCAATATTGTAACGCCAAAAATCCGTGGAGTTGCCGCCCCTGAAAGCATATAGTGTGCCCCCGCCAGCTTGGACAAGATCGGATCCATAACTTACCTTGCCTGGTGCCTCGGACAGATTGGACCAGCTGTCAGATGATATCGAGTAGCGCCAGAAATCTCTTGATCTGCCCCGGAAGGCGAAAATATCATTGCTGGACAGATCAATCTTACTGGTTATCTTACTGGATTATATGATGGAGAAATACCACAACAGATTCTCAATGTTGGAGAGATGGACGATAAAAAAACGGATCGTTTAATTGCATTGATGCAGGAACAGATTGAAAAGGTTCAAAATCCATATGGCATTATTGCAGTAAATGTCCCGAAAGGATTTCAACTCGAAAAGATTATGGACTCTGCCGAGAGCGGAAAATTCATTGAAGCACTTTTATATTTCCGGGAAGAAATATGTGGTGTCTTTGGAATGCCACCTTCAAAAATGGGCTGGGCAACACCTGGAAAATTGGGATCTCAGACTGACATGGATGATACATATTATGATGTCGTTGAGCGAGGTCAGGATAAAATTGAAAAAGCTTTGTATTTCGGAACACTTGCATCGGAAGACGGATTGAATACCCCTGACGCATACATAAAATTCGGTCGAGTTCGACCTAAACAGGTCAAGATAGAAGCAGAAGCGAACGCCAAAAATGCCAGAGCAATTCAGGTCAACAGACAAGAACAAATTATGTCAGTTAATGAAGTTAGGATAAAGTTTTTGAATCTTCCAAAGATTGATGAAGATTGGGCAAGAGATCCGCAATTAATTAGTCCAGTATTAGCTAATCGTGGAACTGAAACGGAACCCGAGGAAGAAAAAGAGGAAGAAAAGGGTGTTGAAAATATTATCTTGCGAAGCACAGTGCCAAAAGATTGGCCGTATGACGACGAAAAAAGTAAAAAAAAAAAGGCAATACGGGCAAAGCCAGCAGATAAACCACCAAGTAAAGAACAGTTAGATCTCAGAAAAAAACTTCAAGCATTCAGATTAACTCAATATTCGATATTTGAAAATCAATTGATTGGTAAGTTTGTCAAAGAAGTTTCAGATCGAGTCATGAAAGTAGTCAAAAAAGTTGCTGGTGTAAAGGGTCTTAATGATTACATGACCATCGAGCAGTATAACAAAGCATTGTCCGGGATCGGGATGGAACTGGAGGGCATGGTGAATGTTGGTGTAGAAGGAATGAAAGGTCCAGATCAAAAAGTCTATAAGAATTCTTTGACGTTTACTGGCAATTATTACGGTACGTGATTCGCATTTGGGAAGCCTGACATTGATGTTATTAAGTATTATGAAAAAAAGTATTATCCTCCTACGTTTAAGAGGGTGCTGGTAGATTATAAAACTCCATACAACTATAAGAACAGTATCAAATCAATCTTTGACAAGGATCTTAAAAATCATTGGAACTGGCAAAAGGTTATTACGGAAACAAAATCATTCGTCAACCCGATCAGTGGCACGAATTTTCCAAGATGGATGTATAGTCGCATCGTCAGAACTGAAACGGCTCGATATGTTGTAGCTGGTCATTTATCTGGTGCGAAAAAGATGGGATTTACTCATATGCGAAGATTGGTTACGGTTGATGATCAGACGGATGAAGATTTATGTTTACCATATGAGAATTATCTTTACACAATGCAGGAAGCAAATGGGTTGATTCCAAGTCATCCCCATTGTAGATGCGACATAGTTCCTGAACCGGTAGGTGGTTAGATGGGCGGGTGGGGTGCAGTAGGAAATATGATGAAGGCGTCTATGTTGTTTACAAAGGTTGAAAAAGATGCAGAAAAGAAATGTCGTCAAGCGATATATGACCTTGGTGCCAAGATATTAAAACAAGCTAAAGAAAATGCACCAGTTCGAACAGGTGCCCTTCGTAGATCTGGTAGAATTACAGATGAACGACCAGATCAAAGCAAGTTCGCGAATGTTGTTATCTCATTCGGTGGTAAAGGAACAGGCGTGGATTACGCCTATTTTCAAGAAGTAGGTACGTCACATAACCAAGGACGTTTCTATTTGGGACGTGCAGTAAGAAAATATTCACCACAATTAACAAAATATAATCTTCGAGCGTTCGAAGGTGTCTGGGATAGTGAAGTAGTAAAGTTCAATGCAATGAGTTTGATACATTAAAATTCACTTTATCAGATAGTATATATCGATATTCATTCGGTGTCGTAGTAGTAATATTACTACATTTAATACATATAGGTACCAAAAATAATAAGTAACATATGCCATCAGAGAAAGAAAAAGACGAATGGCTGGCTAATATCAGGTCACCAGATCAGTTCAAACACTTGGAACAAATATGGCCAAGCAAGTATCTCAATACTGATTATCCATATAATACCAGTGGCATTCGTGCAATCGGTGGAGAACTCAAATCTGGAAAGATCACCGAGCAAACCATACGATTTTCCAAAGATGTCAAATATAATTGGACCGAGGATAAAATAAAATCCTGGCTCAGAGAAAATGATTATCACGTAAAAGAGATATCTTTGGACGTTCTGAAGCTTTACGCGAAATCTAATAAGCCGAACATGTGGTTGAGCTCACCGAACTTCAAGATCAAGTCAGAATTTAAGCAAGGGGAACCATTAATCATTGAGGGAATAATTAATTCTGATGCAGTTGACACATATGGCGAGATTGTGGATCCAGATGCAGTTATAGAATCGATGGAGTTCTATATGCGTTATCCAACAGTTAGATACATGCATCAAGCCGAACCGATTGGTAGAACGATCAAGATCTGGAAGGACAAGAACTTTGTTTGGGCGACTATCGAGATCGATCCAACTGAAGAAAAGATCATCCAGAAGATAATTAACAAGACGATCACAGCCTTTTCAATCGGATTCCTTGCCGTGGACGCAGTAAAGACCGAAATTCAGGAAAATGTTTTTGTATGGACCTGGACCAAAATTTTCCTCATAGAAATTTCACCCGTTGACAGTCCGGCAAATCGTGATGCTGAAATCAAGGAAGTTGGATACAAAAGTAATGATGATAAAGGTGCCATTGATATTGATGTTGAAAACACTGAACAGAGGACGACAACTGTTGGTGTTTTGGATCCAAATTTTGATCTTGCAGGAATTAAGCAGGCGATTAAAGTCAAATCGAGTAAAGGATTGGTGTTTCATATGAAAGTAGCAAAGAAATCCACGGACGAAACGGAATCGGTTGAAGAAGTTGAGGAAGAGGAAGTTGAACAGGAAGAAGCATCAACCGATGATGAAACTACGCAAGAAGTTGAGCAGGAAGCCAAAACAGATGACGATTCCGATGAAGAAAAAGAAGCTGAAGAGGAAACTGAATCGGAAGCTGAAGATGAAACCGAAGCTGAAGAGGAAGAACCAAGCGAGCTTTCGATCATGCAAGACAAGGTCAAGGAAATGGAAAATGAGATCAGACGGATAAAGCTGACCGAGGATGAGCGCATCGCTGAAGATCTGTTCATAAAGCAGGCAGAACCATTGATTGCAGACTACGAAAAACAGATCACGGAAAAGGATGCACGTATTGCCGAGTTGGAAGCCGAAGTATTATCGTTGACGAATGAAAAAACGATCAGTGACGAAGTTGAAAAACGGCTGAAGCAAGGACCGGCAAGTAAAAGATCACTTTCGAATGATGATGATGATACTGATGTAGAACTGGAAGCTGAAACGATCAAAAACAAGTATGGCTTCGATGTAGATCCAAAGCTTGCGATTGGATTCGAAAAGACTGCCAAAACACTCAAACGAGTATTGGCAAGAAGCAGAGGAGAAAGAACGGAATAACAACGGGCACATCTTTGCTACTAAAAAGAGGTGAAATGAATGAAAAAAATACCTGGACTGGATAAAATAAAAGATACCTTCAACGGCGACACCGGATACGGAGCCGAGATGTTGCCAGAAGAGTTAAGCACTGCGATCATAAAGCGGGTTTTCGATCTGTCATGGATAAGAAATAGTGTTCCTTCCGTGAACATGACGACACAAACGATGAAACTGCCAAAGATCACTGGCGGAATCACCATGCAGGGAACCACGGACAACAAGAACGTTGCCGCCGATGAAACGAGACACACTACGACCAATATAGAGCTCGATATGAAAACCATCATTGGGAATGCACCCATTGATAACAAGACGACCTTCTATGCAGTGGATACAATGATGCCTTCGCTGATGGACGATATCGTTATGTCAGTGTTGGACACCGAGGAAGATGTGTTCATCAATGGAGATATCACAACCGGCGTGACCAACATCAACGGTATCTTTGATGCAACCAATTTCCCGAATGGATATCATGACAGAGATCCAAAACTGGAACTCAATGGGCTCAGAATTTTCGCTCAGAGTGGAGTTACAGTGAACGCATCCGGTGGATATCTGACACCGTCAGACATCAACAATGCACTTGCTGGACTGGGAAAATATGCACTAACGAAGAGCAACATCCTTATACTTGTTTCACATTCAACCGCCGCCACAATGAGAGCATGGACGCAGTTGGAAACCAAGGAGAAATACGGTTCAAAAGCAACGATACTCACTGGCGAGATCGGAACAGTTCTTGGAACGAAAGTACTTCAATCATCCAGGATCAGCGATACTCTGGATACCGCCGGAGTTGAGCGGAATCAGAGTGAAGGAACGAGTGCTGATAACAGAACGATTGTTCTTGTTTTCAACAAGACTTCACCATTGATCGGAAATCCTGCTGGAGCAGAAAGGAAGTTCAACGTGAAGATCGATGATCAGCCAACCCAAGACAGAGTCGTTCTCGTGCCAAGGGAGGATCTTGCCTTCGCGAACAAATATGATGAAGCAATTTGTCAGATCATAAATCTGAAAATAGGAACCGTCTAATCGGACATACACCGCCCCTTAACAATTAGTTGAGGGGCTTTTACGATCACGAAGGTACGGACATGGTGTACAGATGCGCGAATTGGAATACGTTCCGAGCAGACACACAAAATGGTACAACTGATAGATTATTCTTTAACGATTTCGGTGCCAACAGTGGCATAATCAATCAGTCAGCGAAATCTATTGATGTTCATAATGCCGCCGATCCAGATGATGCCGGTTCATTCCCTCTAGAGTTGCGTTTAATTTAAGAGCTGGAGAAATCGGAACAGCATATCGAACCGTTTACCCTGGTGGATCCATATCAATAGATGGAAATATAGACTGCATTGCATATGAAGGAATTGGTGGAACCCCAGCCGTTGAAATCACTTATGGGTGGTGACGATGGGTGGATGGTCGATCAAAAAACAACAAGCCGAGTGCAAAAAACAGTACATACACAAAGACGTTATTTATGACAGATGGCGTAAAGATTCAGAATTTCAAACATTGGTAACAAATTCTTTGAACAACCTGAATCGTGGTATGTATTATGGTAAGAAAAGAATGAAACCACCAAGTAACATTAAACAAAACACTGGTAGGATATTCGTAGAAAACGTACCTGGAATTGGTGCAGTTGAATTACCAACGAGTCAATTAACTTTGCTTGTTATATCTGGCTGTATTGGAATAAGTATTATCGTGGTAGTTGCTCATTATTGTGGGGTATTTTAATGTATTCAGAAACCGGTGATTATGAAGTTCGAAACGGAGCTATCTATGTCAAGACTGGAATAGGTGGGTATGGTGATATTGATGTTCCACTTCTGAATGACATTGACATGAATGGCAAGAATATTCAGACAGTAACACCGACAGAAATGGCTTATGTGCATGGTGTTACTTCAGATATTCAAACTCAGATAAATACAAAAACGTCTTACCCTGGCACGGGCGAACAATCGTTCTTAGATGCAGATCATACTAAACTTAATGGGATCGAGGCATTGGCTGATGTTACCGATGCAACTAATGTAAATACTGCTGGCGCCGTTATGGAAAGTGATTATAATGCTCACACCATTCTTCGAGCAATAGCAAATAATACACCATTGGCGCTAACAGTCGGAGAACAAACTTTAGTTGGTAGAATAACGGGTGGCAACATAACAGCACTTACACCGGCACAAATTAGAACCCTGATAAATGTTGCCGACGGGGCTGATGTAAGTCCTTGGACGACAGTAGCACATGAGACCTATTTAACAACTGGTACGGATGAGATAGTAGCTACTGGCGGATTGACCATAAGGGACTCCGGAACACATCCACTCACTATTGAAAATGATGCTGGAGATGAAGCAACATCCATAATTAGAGGTATGTACCTTGAATACGGCGGAACATCATCTGGAATTTCAAGAGCATTACACTTTGAAGGATCGTGGGATTATGAAATCTACTGTGGCGGTGATCTGAAAATTGGTATGGATACGAATGATGGAACCACTTCAGTAAAGATATGGGATAGTGATGATACCAAGGTATTCGAGATAGATAGTAATGGTACTATACAGGGAACACTTGCAGGGTCAGAAATCGAAACTACCAATGATTGTGCGGTTGCCGCCTTGACAATAGATCAGAATGATGACGATCAACCATTCATGAAATTCGAGGGTGTTGGAGCCGCTGACCAAACCAAAAACTTTTCTAATGTAAATGGTGATGGAGCGCCAAGTGGACCACTCTTATACTCTTCGAATCCTGGTTGGATATTCGTCGGAATGGTGAGACATGAAATGGAAGATACTGCTAATGTTATGAGCGATCAAGATGTTTGGGTTCCATTATACATACCAAATACAAGTTGAGGAATAACAATGGAGATATGGATACAACTCACACTACTGCTCTGCACTGCCTTGCTCTACTTTGGGGCTATAGCATTTGCAATGGTGAAGATTGCTGGTGGGGTGAAGTTCAATAATGGGGTGAAGATCAAATGTATATCTCCAGCATCGTTCTTCTCAGATGATTTCTCAGGTGATCTATCAAAATGGGATGAGTTCTTATACTTTAATAAAAGCGATGCATCGGGAAGGGTTTCAATAGTAAGTGGTGAACTGGATTATCTGAGAGATATAGAAAGTTTGCCTCTTGAGGGGCTTGCAGATACAGCGTTCACTAACACAGATGGCAAAATAGAATGTGATGTTAGGTATAGGGCTGTTGCTAACAAGTTTGTTATAACTGGATGTTGGTATGGTGCAGATTGGGATGTTGGTAACGATTTTGATAAAGGTATCATGCTAACACTCGCAACTTGGAACGATGGAACTGTATTCTTATCACTTCGGGAAGGTAATGGTGGAACGGCCAGTGTTGCTTTAGATGATAGTGCTGATATTATTGGTGATCTTACAGATGGGGATCAGTATCATCTTGTATTGGATTGGCATATTAGCGGTGCAAATGTGGTGGTAGCTGGGGAGATATTTAATGGGACTGTATCTATTACAACAGTTGGTGGAACTTATACAACTGCAACCCAAATCTTAACCTCCAATCATGGAACCTTCCAACAGTCCACCGATAATACATACAGACCAAGAGTAGATAACTACGAGGCTTACAATGAATAAATTACAGTATCTTGCACTAAACCGATTAATGATATCATTAGTATTGATTATTAACTATGGTTTTAAGACTGTAAGAAATGGTGTCCTATGGCGTAAGATAATGGATTTGCATTTATATAGACAGTTTCAACAATATTTCAATGAACGTATAGAAGAATTTAACTTAAGTAAGTTGAGAGAGAAATATGGTTGGGATAATAACTTTGGAGGCAAACCAGGGGCAGGTCATGTTGGTGTCAGGAAATATGATTTCTATAAACCCAAGTTCGATAATTATATCAATCAAATCAAAAGGAGCATTAAAGCCAGGGTGGACATATTCAAACTATGGTCGAAGGAACCCTGGAGAATGTTTGTAATTATGACCGATAAACGGTGTTCATGGCATGATCGGAAATACATAATTGCAGGTATTGGTATTTACCTTTCAATCATATACTTGATATCCTTATATGGGATACCACACCTTTCATACTCATTCTATGATATATCAGTGGATATCCCATTGATCCCTATAATCCTTGTATCATATTACTGGAGAACTACTGGGTCAAGTGATGCTTATGATGGTCTATCCCGCACATTCGTAGGAGGGACCACAGGTCCTAAACTGACTGTAGCCGAGTGGGATAACATGGATAATGCTTCCACATTCAACCCTGGAGATGAGATTAATTGGGAGACAGGGGATACCTTTGACATCCCCAATGGTGAGACTATCAATACTGGTAATGGAACAGCATTGAGCCATTTAAAGATCCAGTCAATAGGTTCGGGAGCCCGACCTATATGGAACCAGACCACGGGGAACATTGCAGTAGCTATGAATTATGTTGATGTGACAGGGATAGAGATAACTGGTGGTGTTGCAGGGAATGTATCAACTAACAATACTTACCAGACCTGGGATGATTGTTATGTCCATACTACCTCATCAAGTGGGATGACATTCAATGGAACATGGTCTTATATCACTGTGAAAAATTGCACTATTACTGATACAACCAATTATCCTATTGTTCTAAATGATTCTAATGTAACTGGAGGCCACCATTCATGGATATTCAATAACACCCTTGGAGGTGGGACCACTGATAGCGATGTTCTTCATTATCAGCATGAACACCCTGCCGACCCTGCATGGGGAATGGGTGATTATCATTATGTCTTTAATAACTATTTCAAAGGAACTACTACTGGTTCGGATATAGATTGTACTGATGGGGGAGAAATGGAGATATACGATAATGAGTTTGGAAATGGTGTAGGATACTCTGTGGATAGTAATCAGTTAGCATTATCTAATCAGAACAGAACTACTAAAGTTTATAGGAATTGGTTCCATGATGGGGATGGTAGTCAGGGAACTGTATTACTACAATCCACAACTACAACATTCTGGGGCAATCTAATGAGTGGAGGAACCACACTCCAACAACTCAAAATAAATGACGGTTACAGTGGAACAGGATTCTTAATCTATAAGAATACATTCATATATGATACTGAGAGTGCTGATGAATTGATTAGAATAAATGATAATTCAAACAACTTGGGAACAGTCGATATTTCATACAACATAGGTTCGACTAAGGGGGCGAATATGCCCACTAATGTTATATGGTTCGATGATGCCACTTTCATGGATTTAGGTAATAACGACATTTACGATCTTGAAATAGATTCCGTAGGACATACATTATACGTTTTACGATACGATGATTACAATAGTGCAACCGAAACCAATGGAGACATCATATTCGTATATTATCCTGAAGGTTATGATGGGGTTTTAGGACAAGTGTACATGATGAGCAAGATATTAGAAAGTTTGACTTTAACAAATCGGGTGATTTAGAATGGCAACATCAGAACAACCAATTGAGGGGAATAAACATAAAGGGACGCTCTGGGCGGGGACTAATATAACATCCCCTACAGCCGAAGGGTTGCTTTCTTATAACTCATTACCTCTCATCTTTAAAGTACCAGTGTATGGTGACATCTCAATGATATTTGTGAACAAACATGCTACGGAAGATACAACCCTAAAAGTGTTTGTTTCCAACGCCGCAGACCCCGGGTCAACCTATGGAACACATTTCATAGCAGACAGCCCATGGGTCCAAGCACAGGACCAGGCAGGGGACGTTATAACTGTGGTAGTCACAGCAGACGGGACACCGGCGAATAACGAGATACGAAGGTTACTGGGGATTTATGAATGGATGGCGATTGCTGGGTCAAACGGGTCTGGTGGGGATTTGGCTAATGCAATGAATATCTATATCAAACTCATACCAAGGTGATTTACAATGGCAGAACAAGCAACTGGCGACTTAAAAATAACTACTGGCAAGGTCAAAGTGGATACTATTGAAGAAGCCACTGCTGATGCCGGGATGACTGTTGAAACAGTTCCGATTAAAGATGGCAAGGTTGATGGTCGTGATCTTTCTATAGACGGAGCTAAACTTGACTTAATAGGAGCTTCGGCAGACAAAACATCTGATAATACTTGTGATACTCCGGGCGGAGCAGGGACGGATACTACAGCGATACATGGCAACGTAGCTGGCGAGATACATGCCATAGCAGATATAGCCCCGACAGCTCTGGACGAGATTGTAATCGAGGATCAATCCGATTCCTGGAACAAGAAACGAACCCAACTCGGAGATATCTCTGATGTGATAAAGCGAAACCTCGGATTATTCCTTGTACCCGCAGATACTGCCGTAGCTGTTTTAGATGGACTTGATGGAATTCCTATTCCAGCAGAATTGAATGGATATAATATCAGTGATGTCCTTGCAACTGTTGATGACAAAGGTGTAGACGACCATACAGATATTCAAGTAAGAAGAAGAAGAGCCGGAGCAGAAGTGGATGTATTATCTGTGAAAGTTACCATAGGTGATGAAATGTTTGCAAATGACGGCACGATTGATGAAGCAAACGATGACCTGGCAACAGGTGACATATTGTATGTAGATGTAGATGCTGTACATTCTACAAGCGCACCAAATGGATTATCTGTAGTTATATCAGTAACGAAACCGTGAGGGAAATAAATGTCAGACTATGATATTACAGAAATTGCCAGTTTAGAACACGATCTTGTTAGTGGCACTATGAATTCATTTGTAAAAATAGATGCAACTCATTTTATACTGGCATATACTGGCCCGGATGTTGATGGATTTATTAAAACATTCAGTATAGATGGTTCATATAATATTACTGAATTGCATAGTCTTGAACATGATATTGCAGACGTAACGTACAATTCACTCGTTATGATCGATGCAACTCACTTCATTTTAGCGTACGATTCTGGGGCTGGTGCTGGATTTATTAAAACATTCAGTATAGATGGTTCATATAATATTACTGAATTGCATAGTCTTGAACATAACGTAGACAGATCAAGATATAATTCATTTGTAAAAATAGATGCAACTCACTTCATTTTAGCGTACGGTTCTGGAATGTATTATTATGGATATATCAAAATATTCAGTATAGATGGTGCGTACAATATCACAGAAATTAAAAGTTTAGAACACATTCACGACAGATCTATTTTTAATTCACTCGTTATGATCGATGCAACTCATTTTATACTGGCATATACTGGACCTAGCGATGATGGATTTATTAAAACATTCAGTATAGATGGTTCATATAATATTACTGAATTGCATAGTCTTGAACATGATATTGCAAAGAATTGGTATAATTCATTTGTAAAAATAGATGCAACTCATTTTATACTGGCATATACTCGCCCGGATGTTGATGGATGTATTAAAACATTCAGTATAGATGGTTCATATAATATTACTGAATTGCATAGTCTTGAACATGATATTGCAGACGGAACGTACAATTCACTCGTTATGATCGATGCAACTCATTTTATACTGGCATATACTGGACCTGGCGATGATGGATTTATTAAAACATTCAGTATAGATGGTTCATATAATATTACTGAATTGCATAGTCTTGAACATGATATTGATGATTATTATAATTCACTCGTTATGAT